ACAGTTACTCTATCTATATTACTTAATACAACGTGAATACCTTCTTGAAACAAAACACCTGAATCAGGTATGTTTAAAGTTTCAGTATCATTAGCGTTACAAGGAGCAATTAAAAGAGTGGTACCAGTAACAGAACCGTCTCTAAAAGTTACTGTACCGTCAGAAGTTCCTCCAGCAATAACATAACCTCTTAATCTAGATCTGCCTGCTTGCAAAACAGCTCCGCCTGTAGCGGCGCTAACGCTGGTAGCTGTTTTTACATCAGAACCTACAATTCTACCTGCCATTGTTTACTCCTATCTTTCTATCATTACATTAATGTAATCAATAGTCATAGTTTTTGCTACTGCTTCACCATTTTGAATACCAAATGAAATAGTTAAGTCTTCATCATTTGGAAGGTTAGTATCTACAAGAACTAAAGGCTCTGCATTATTAACAGAGTAATGTACATTTGAAGTATTTGGGTCAATAAACCAACTTAAAGTAATAAATGTATCATTTGCCATAGTAGCGATACTTGAAGCTGTAGTAGCGGTATTGTTTTTCTCAACAGAAAGATCAACTGTTGCTGCTCCATCTGCACTAATGAAATAAACACCGTCTGTTACATCAAGAGGAGAAGTATCAGTTATATGTAATCCCATAACGAAATCACTTTGAGTTGCGTCACTTACTTTAAATCTGCTTGAAAAGAATGCTCTTTTTCCAGCAGCAAGTGTAAATGCTTCGCCTTTTAACTGTAAGAAGTCTAGATCGTTATCTCCAGCTGCATTAGTAAGCAATAAAGCTCCACCAGCGGATGAGGTAACTGCTTCTGTTGCACTTCCTGTACCAGCTTCAGTTGTAGTGATTGTCCAATCACCAGAGTTGTACGTCATAAAGTCATTAAAATAACCGTAGTACGTTTGATCCGATGGATATGGTTGAAACATCGGTAAGTCTTTTTTACTTTTACTAGCAACAGTATTACCTGCCCATAGTATTAGATTTTGAAAATGTGGATTAGCCATTATGAACTCCTTTTATTTGTATTAATGGAAACCTTTACGGTCCTCATCAAGCTAATTAACTGAATTCAGTTTACTATGAGGCATCTTCTAAAGCAATAGGAAGTGAATCTTTTGCTTCCAATACTTTATTTCTTGCTTCTACTAATGATTCGTAGGTTTCTTTGATGATAGGGTCCTTACCAAAATGTTCTAACATATCTGCTCCCACCATCTCTATTAGTGCTTGAGCTGTAATTAATCTACCGTTTATATCTTGAATTTTTGAATTTACTGACATGTTGTTGTACTCCTTCTTTTGCCTTATGTCATATTTAACCGCTAGGTCTATATTTATTAGTTTCTTTTGTAGATCAGAATAACTATTCCAATCTCTAATTTCTTCTAAAGTTCTGCCACAACCAGCACATTGTTCGTCTGTTCCATACGTAGTTGAGCAAACACCTGTGCAGGGGTTTTGAGATAGGGACACAACATCACTAAGAATGTTCATGCCTCAATTCTACATATTTTTATACGAATTGTAAATTTAGAGGAAAAAAAGGGGGCTGTTAAGCCCCCAATAATTGTAGTTGAGTAAAAAACGCTACAATCAACCGTTCAATTAAGCTCCTTGAGAACCGTAAACGGCTCTGAAGTTAGAATATCCGAATGAATATCTTTCTCTAGCTTTGTATCTCATGTTTCCAGTATCGAAATCACCTTCTAATGCAGTTTGCATCGGAGATCTTTCAAAATACTTAAATCCATCAGGACAGTCTGTTTTCAAGAAGAAAGCATCTGTATCTGTTAGATAATGATTTACAACATAGCCATCAGGAATCATACCTTGATTTCTGATTGAGTTAATGTCGTTGTCAGAAGTACCAACTCGCCCAGGAGTTTGTAATAATCTGTCAGCAACAAACTGCAACTGAGGTGGAACAATCAACTTCATTCCTTTTAGTGCAATATTAAGACCTTTATCATCCGTAAATGTAGAGATATTAATTAATGCATCTTCAAGTGAAGTTTCATTAAGATCCGCCATAGTGGTTGCTCTATTTGCTAAAGTACCGCCGCCCCCTAGAGGGTGAGCAGTATTGATTAATGATACACCATCACCACCAGCAGTAGAGAACGCATTGTTCAATACAGCCGCAGCTTTGATTTGTTTAGTATTAGCCATAGATCTAGCTAATGCTTTTGTGTATCTAGCACCAAGACGATCATACAAATTATCTTCAACAGCTTCCTCTGTTAGCGCGAATGCTAAAGCAACTGTTTCGTGAGTATAACGAGAAGTATATCCTTCGTTAGCATTGTCAAATCTGACTCCGCTTCCTTCAGCTTTTACTTCAGCATTACCAAACCCAACGATTAAAGTTTCTTCTTCAAACGCTCTATCAGAACTCTCTGTATCAAAGATTTCTGTATGTTCTGCTTCATACCTAGCATATTCCATACCGAATAAGGCATTTAGGCCAGGCTCTAATTCTTTCGCTAATTGCGCTCTATTTATTGCCATTATTAAACTCCTGTAGGATCGACATAGAAATGCTCATTAAACTTAACTATAACGTTAACGTTAGCTGAACCTGTAGTACTGTTATCTGGATCAGAGCTAAAGCCCATAATTCTGAAAGTCGCAGTTGTTGCGGCTGTTGTTCCAGATAATTCTACCGCTGACATACCAGTTTTGGTTGAGCCAGTAGTATAAGAAATATCTGCATTTAAGCCAACATCAGTCTGCGCTGGAGAACCTGCGCTCTGAATTTCAAATACAGCATTAGGATCATCTACCACAAACGCTACAATATCGGACGATACAGTTCCATCAGGGTAGTAAGAACTAAAAACAACGTCTCCGCTGCTATCAGTATACTGACAACCCCTAAAGACGCCTACTGATTCATCACCAGCTGCTGCTACTAAAATAGTACCAGTATTAAGCATCTTAACTAAATCGCCTGAAAAAATATTCCCAGAAGCGCCAGAAGCAATTTTATATTCCGTCATGCCGCCATTAGCAACACCAGAACCTAATTTACCTACTACTCTTGCTCCAAAGGGTGCATTTTTGTTAGACATAATAAGTCACCTATATTATTTAAAATTAAAAAAAGTGATGATCAACTACGTTGACCACCGCCAAAAGTTACTTTGCTTGATCTCTCTGGTTTTAACATCGGAGAGCTTGGGTCAGATTCTCTTAATAAATCGTTATCTACAGCATCTTGCTGAGTGTGCGCACGATCTGCGAAGTAGGAGTTTCTTTCTTCGCGTGTTTCGTTAGGAATCTTAGCCAGCAGCAAACCGCCAACTGAAACTACTCCCGCATGTTTACCGTCATCTAAAGTAGGAAGCTCGAATCCATCTAACTCTTCGGCCCTGACAAGATCGAAACCTTCTCTCATCCTTGAAGTTACATTTTTTCTGTCTTCGCTACCTGCGATTTCAGCTCTGATCCACCTGTAGGTATAACCTTCAGGTGCGGGAGGAGTATCCAACATTGATGGTGGACTCCAGGGTTTGCGAGCAACTTTTTTAGCTCGAGTGTCGGCAGAACGTGGTGTTCTGTTTAAATCTTTTTTATCTTCTGTCATAGTTTTACCTTTTAACATATTTAGCGTACTCGCCCAGCGGTACGTTTAATCTTTTAGCCATTTGAACTTCAGATGGAGACAATTTTACTTGTCTTTTGTTAGAGCCTGGATTACCAGCAACTCTTCCAGCTGAAGCCACCTTTTGTTGAGGCTTAGATTTAACAGAAGATTCTGTAAACTTCTGCGGGAACTCTTTACGAATTCTCCTATCGACCTCAGTATAGTACTCTTCTGAACCAACGTCAAAGCCTTCAGCCTCTAACTGATTGTTGATTGCCATAGCACCCATGGTCATTACTTCGTCTTGACCAAACCATTCGTTCTTTTCAACCCAAGCTTGCTCTCTTTCTCCTAGCTGAGGAACAGCGTTTTGTTGAGGTTGTTGAACATAATTTTGATAGTTAGTTTGTTGCTCTGCTTGAACATTTTGTTGATATTCTAGTTGAGATTTTGAAGTAGTTACTTTGTTTTCTTCTACTGCTATTTTTGCTAAAACTTCTTGAGCTTTGGCAACCTTTTCATAATCTGCAACTTCATGCGCATTTTTTAAGGCTGCTAAAGCTTGTGCTTTTTGAGATTTTAATCTGCTTTCTGCTTCTTGTAGATAAGATCTATCTAGGCTTGAAGATCTAGTTTTAAGATGTTGATTTTCTTCTGCAATCCTTTTTGCATACTCATAAGCAGATTCTTGGCCTCTTTCAGCCTCTCTTAATTTGCGAGTAAGTTTGCTAATTCTTTTTTGAACTTTTTCAGAATAGTCTTCTAACTCATCAGCTGACTTTTCCTCTGGTTCTTCTGAGACATCTTCAATAGCTTCTTGAGCTTCTTCGTCATGCTCTTCTTTAGGTGCTAGATCTGCAATTTTACCGCTAGGTTTTTCCTCTGGTAAATCTACTTCAACAATTTCACCTTCATCAACTATTTCTTCTTTTTTTGCTTCTTCTGACATATTTGCTCCTTATACTGCAAGGATGTCGTCAGGATCTAAAATGGTAGCTATCACTTCGTCATCATTAATGATTCTACATTCAGATTCATCACCTAACTTAAAGCGAGCGCCAGCATATCTTCCTATCAACACCCATTGTTTTTCCTGACACCAAGCCTCAGCAAACTTGCTGGAGTCTTTGTAGCAATCAGGACCCATTTTAACAACATACCCTACAACCGTTGCTAGAGATTCTCTGTCAACCGTTGATTGTACTAAGTGGATTCCACCTTCTGTTACTGCCTTACCTTTGTATGGAAGAATAAGTATTCTCCATCCAGTCGGTTGAGGCATTCTTTCTAAAATTGATTTATCTAAAAGCGTAGGATCTAAAACTCTTGCACTTTGTTCTACATAAGGAATTGATTCTTCAGCAGGGGAGGTTTCTTCTGCTTTCTTCTTGGCTTCGTTTTTGGTTTTGGTTTCTTCTTCTATTGCTTGAGCAACATGGTCAGGTACGTGTATCTTCGGCATCTTCTTGTATTTTTCCCAGCAGCTCCCTAAATGAATTTTCTGCGTCAACGAGAGAGCTGTAACGTCCACACAGATACTGATATTGTGCAAAGTCTTTAGCCCCAGCTAAAATAACATCCCTTACACTTTCTTTTTGAGCCTCAATTTCTTTTAAAAATTTTTGGCCTATCCAAACTACCGACACTTAATAAATGCCAGAAAACTTGCCACCATATTCGGCAGCGCCCATACCTCTAGCTTTACCTTTGCCCATTCCAGGTTTAGGTGTTGTATTGGCATCAAAAGTTCCTGCGTCTGTTTTTAAAGGAGCAAGACCTTTGTTACTGTACCTAGCTTTATTCTTGGTTACAGTTGGAGTTTTTTGTTGTGATATCTCAGTTCTTTTTATCATGTTGTTTATTATCTTGGTTAAATAAATTATTTGCAAGTTTTTATTTACCTTGCCCTCTATATTTTTTTCGCCGTTGATTTTTATTAGTTCCAGCGCCATCACTTAAACGACTATTGCCGATAGATGTTTTTTTCTTAATACGAGTAATTTTTTCTTTCGTCCAGCTTTTTGGCATTTTGTTTTTTTAATCCTCTTTCTTTAAGCAATAACATCAAGTCATGCCATCGGTACATGCGTTTATTAACGTCATCCCAATACCAACCTTTAACTGTTTTTGTTTCTGGCATCTAACAATTTAAATCTAGCTTGCTGTTCTAATCTTGCTCTAGCAGTTTCATCTCTAAGTTCTGCTATATCTTCTTGCGCATCAATTCTTTCTCTATCAACATTTATTCTTTGTTGCGCTTCTTGCATTTTTCTTTGTTCAGCTGCTAAAAATTGTTGCTGTTCTATAGATAACTCTTGACCTTTTAGAGCAAGTTCTTGTTTTCTAATTGCAACTAATGGATCTTCATCTTGAGGAGATGAAACTTTTTGATTGTACTCTACCAACAACTCAGCAAGTATTGGGGCTGAGAATTGCGCCAGTATGTCGCCTGCTTGAATAGATAAGTTTTGTGCTTCTTCTGGTGATGCTTGTTGAGCCTGTTGTTGTAACTGTTGGAACTGTTGCATAACCTCTGGTGGCATTTGTTGTTCACCCAATATATCTGCCTTCATTTGCAAATGTTGCATGATATGAGAATGTATCAAAGCTTGAACTTGAGCGTTCATTTGAACAGGTGGTGTATTTAACAAAGACATATGAATAGCAATATGTGCATCATGATTTTGTTGTGGGAATGCTTGAGCTTGCTGACCTAATAACAGTTGATTATTTTCAAAACCAGCTTCAATAGGAAGTGGATCTGTCGGAGGTGGTGGTGTAAGTATTTGTTCTACGTTATCTACACCAATCGCTGCATACATTCTTTTATAAGCTTCGTAAGTACCGTTAGGCCCATGAACTTGTGGGTTAGATTGTACTAACTGCATCATTTCTTGCGCCATAGCAATTCTTTGTGACTGACTAAATATATCTGGGTTGGATATAGGAAAAATATCAACTCTTTCATCAAAGTCAGATAACTTAATTGTGGTTTCGTTATTTGCTACTGCATAAGGATATTCTTGTGGCAAATATTCTTGAAACACTTGCGATAATATTCTAAATTCTTTCTTTTGAGAGTTATGCAATCTTTTATGAATAGCAGATAAAACTTTTGTAGATCTTTCTAATAAGGCTAATGTAGTGCCTACAGGAGCGTTTGGATTACCTTGTCCTGTATTTATTTCTGCAATAGATGCAAATTTTTGACCAGAATTAACTAACATGTTTAACAACTGAAGCAAGGTTCCGCTTGGTTCTTTAAATGGTAACGGTTGTATTGAATCTCTAAGAGATCCTCCAGGAGCATCTACATCTCTAAACTCCCCTGGTTGAATAGGAGTGTCTTCATCTCTAATTCTTATGCCTCTGGTTTTAAAACCAGCAGGTAAGTTTGCTAAAGTTCCTGCATCAATTAACTGTCTCATGATTGAGGTAGATGCTTTGGATAAACCACCAATCATGTGAGTTAAACCAAATCCGTAAAAACCTAATCCAGGCAAGAATTTAAAGTGTACAAAGTATTCTATTTTATTTTTAAGTTCGTCATCTTCTTTGTAGTTTCTTCTAACAGATAAAACTTCGTTTGAATTAGCATCTATCGTCACAATATAAGGAAGTTTTATTCCAGTCATTTCGCCTTCTTCGTCAACGTCTTCGTAACCGTCAAGCTCTAAATTGCAATGTACTTCATATAAAACAGATATCTCTCCATCATCGTAAGATGGCTCCATACCAGAAAGCTTATCTATTTCTTCTTTAACACCAGAATAGTTTTCTGCGTTATCACCACTTTCTAAATCTATCTTTCTGTAAAAACCTAGTGCTTGTAATTTCCTAACTTCGTTTTCTGATATTTTTACAACATTAGTAATTCTAGGACAAGTTTCTAAATCAGTTGTAAAGTAAGGAACAATTAAATCTTCAGGCGCAATAAACTTAGATACAGCTCTACCTAAACTTTCATCATAATAAACTTTTTTAAATGCAGATCCTGCTAGTGGTAAATAAAATAATAGTTGGTCTAACTCTTGATCAAACTCTTCCATTACATGAGTAATTTGGTAGTTCATAAACTCTTTAACTCTTTGCGCTTGTTCTTCTACCAAAGAATCATAAGCTCCTATGACTTGAGTTTTAACTGGACCACCTGACGGCAAAAGTTCTTTGTAAGCTTGAGCTTGGAAGGTTGTTACAGCTTCACCTAATAATGGATGTATCACACCAGATGCGCCTTCAAAAGGTTCAGACCTTTCATCATCAAACTTCATGCCTAAATATTTCAATCCATCAGTATAAGTTTTTTCCCAATCTTCTCTTGAGGCTTTATCTTTTTCAATACCAGCCATTAACTCATTTGATATGTTTGCTAGTTGTTGATCGTCTAAGATTTCAGCTAAGTTTTCATCAAAACCTGTTTCTACTTCTTCGGTCATAGTTTCGCCTAAAATAGCGCTACCATCTTCTTGCATTTCAAAACCTTCGGTTCCTGATTCCATAATTGCTTCAATAGCAACTTTCATGTTTTCTTGGCCAAGCGGCACTTGATTCTCTTCGTTTAAAACCGTTGGATTAATTTCTTTTTCTATTGCCATTAGTGTAGTACTCTTTTTTCTTCTTCCTCAATCATAGAACTTGGGAATGCGTCAACTAAAGTGCCAACAATTTTAAGATTAAAACGTGTTGCTTCTTTTTCTGCTTGATTCCAGCTTTCTGAAATAATACATGGGCCACTAAATGTTGTACCATCATCCTCATATTCTGTAAGAAATATTAATAACATCTTAATAGTATACCCTCTTTACTGGCGCTTTCTCTCTATCTTCGTAATCATCCCCAAGAGAAACCAAACCACCTTCTCTAAATCTCATTAAAGCTTGAGTCATAGTATCGCATAGGTCATCATTTTTACCAAAGGGAAATGAAGCACATTCCTCTATCATCTCTTCTGCAAACTTTCTTTCGGGCGCATAAACCAAACCAGACTCAAAGATAGGCGCAACTGAGTGCATTCTGGTAGATTTGTCATGTCCTCTGGTTGGAGAGTAATTAACGACAGGTATACCCAATCTTCTAAGTTCGTGAGTTAAAGGGGTACCCGAAGCTTTTGCCTCAATCAATACCATATCAGGTTCCCAATATTGGTATTCTTCGTAAGCTACTCTTTTTAATTCTGGGAAATCCCAACGATCTTTCTGCGCATCTAATAATATAATGCAATCAGGAGAATCGGGTGTAGGTCTAAATACACCCCACGTTGAAATCGCTGAATAGTCTGCTGTTTCTTTTTTACTAAAAGCCGTATCGTAGCTTTGAATAATATAACTTACTGGAGGCAAAGCTTCGCTTTCCCAAGCATTCCACCACTCTCTTTTGACAATAGAGCCTTCTTCAGAGGTAGGTGTTTGCATCCATTGTGCATTCCATTTTTGCACAGGTAAAGAAGCTTTTACTTTTTGTAATTCCTCTATAGACCAAAACTCAGGCCATAAAGGATTGTTTGTTTCAGGAAAGATAGCTGGAAACTCTACAACTTCCCATTGATCAGCTGAAGATTCTTTTTGTGAGTCTAACAATTTAGCCGTTAGATCAATTGAACTCCAACGCGTCATAACAAGGATGATAGCTCCACCAGGCTGCAAACGCTGCCTAGGTCCAGAGGTGTACCATTCCCAACAGGCTTCCATAGCCGTAGGACTCAAAGCGTCTTGCTCTGAATGGGGATCATCAATAATGAGTAGAT